GGTATTTTGGTTAGGTCAAATGATTTTACTTTATCAAGAATAATTCCTAGAGGTCAAACCTCAACAAACTGGGATAAAGCACTTTTCTCATTATACAACGCAGCTGCAGAAAATGTTAGAATAGATACCGCTGGTAGCAGTTGGTTTAATGGTGGCAACGTCGGTATCGGGACGACTAGTCCTTCGCAAAAATTACACGTTGTAGGCGCTGGTTATTTTCAAAACGGAAGTTTATCAATAGGCACTACCTCCAATGTACTATTTGATTATATATCAAGCTTTATCATGGTAGCGGCGCCTGGTCAACTTATATCACTAGGTGGTGGGCCAGGAAATGTTAACAATAATGTTTATATAGGCAATGGAGATTTATTTGTACCTAACGGCGACGTTGGTGTTGGAACAACTAATCCTAGGGCTAAGTTAGACGTAGTTGGAAATGCTAATATAGGTGATGCACATACAAACTTTGCAGGAGCTTCTTTTAATGTAAATTTAGGATTTCAAAATTATAACAATGGTTTTGCTGCAATAGCCACAGGGCAAGGAACCTTAGCAGATGCTAGTCATTCCTTTTCAATGGGCTACCAAGCAAAAGCTACCGGAATTGCTTCTTTAGCTGGAGGTAACGTGAGCACAGTTACAACCCTCCCTTCTGAGGCTGCGGGAGATGCTTCATTAGCTTTCGGCAATGGAGTAAAAACAAACGCTACCGCTAATTTCTCTCAAGCTTTTGGTAGGCAAACAACAACTGGCGGTGGTAGTACATCTGCGAATCAAGCAATGGCGATAGGTTATGATTCTACCGCGTGGGCTGATAATTCTTTTTCAGGAGGTAATAATTCAGATGCTTTTGGCGAGGAAAGTTTTGCTTTTGGGGCGGGTGCAACTGCAAGTAAAGGCGATAGCAATATAGCATTAGGTATTGGTGTGACAACGCCTACAGACGCCACAGCTGCTTACGGTGCAGGCCAAGTTGCGGTTGGTAAATACAATGTGTACAATACAGCTGGAGTGTCTCATGTTTTTGCTGTTGGAGCAGGAACTTCAAACGCTAGCAGATATAACGCGTTTAATGTAACATCTACTGGTAGAATTGGGATTAACGGGGTAACAAATCCGTTCACGATTCTGCACGCTAAACTTAACAACTACGCAACTGGGTTTTACATGGAAGGTCCAGCATTTTCAACTTCATTTAGTTACATGGCGTTTTATTCAGGCACTACCTTCAAAGGATCTATCAATCCTACCTCAAGCGGTGTTAGTTACGGCTCAGCATCTGATTATAGATTAAAAGAAAACGTAACAAAGCTAAACAATAGCACTGAAAGAATAAAAAAATTAAAGCCAAGTAATTTTAACTTTTTAGAAAACCCAAACGAAACTGTAGATGGGTTTATAGCGCATGAAGTGCAGGGGATAGTTCCAGAAGCGGTTACAGGTAAAAAAGATGCAGTTGAGCCTGACGGCAAGCCTATTTACCAAAGTATTGATCAATCAAAAATAGTACCTTTGTTAACTGCAGCTTTACAAGAAGCTATATCAAAAATAGAACAACTAGAAACAAGAATACAAAAATTAGAAAATAAATAAATATGATAACTTACGATTGGGATTGCAAAACTGTAGATGTACACCCTCAAGAAAAAGGGCAAACAGATGTAGTATATAATATACACTGGATAGTAACAGGTATTTCAGAAGAAATTGATTTTAAAGGCGTCCCTTACTCAGTAACAAGTATAGGTACTCAAGTTGTGCCTTTAAGCGAAAGCGGTACATTTATACCACTTGAAGATTTAACTAACGAAATAATTGTTGGGTGGACAAAAGAAGCTATGGGGGAAGAAACCGTAGCGTCTATTGAAACTGGTATTGCTAATCAAGTAGAAACTTTAATAAACCCAACGTCTGTAACAATGACAATAGGAGAGTAAGTAATTTAATTTACGCGTAATAATAAACTTAAGTATAACAATTAAATATAATTAAAAATGTCAAAAAAATTAACACCAGAAGAATTAAAAAATTTACAGGATGCTGTAAACAGTTTGAATCAAATCCAATTGCAAGTTGGAGGACTAGAGTTACAAAAGCATGAATTGCAGCACGCAGCAGCCGAAGCCAAGGTTGAATTAGAAAAAGTTCAAAAAAAATTAGAGGATGAGTATGGGCAAGTGTCTGTAGATATTCAAACCGGAGACATAAAAGAAAGTGAACTTAGTAAGGAAAATTAGTATCGGTAGAGACTATAAAAATGATGCCATGCACTACTCTGTTGGACAGGAAGTGTATGGCGGTCATATTATAGATAGTATAATAGAAGAAGTAAACAAGTATTCTATATATATTAAAAAAAGTAACGAGCTAATTATCTGGAAAGACTTTAATAAGAACATGGCAATAGCTATTGAGTATAATTTAGAATACTAATGAAATCGGTTTTTGATTTTATAGTGAAACCTAAGACTGGTAGATCTACATCTTCTAGCAATGTAGAAGGTAAAGAATTATTATTAAACACTGAGTTACAGAATCATAATTATGTGAGTAGGCTAGGTGTAGTAACTTCAACTCCTTTACTAGAAAGCATTGAGGTAATTGAAAATGATGAGGTAATAGTCCACCATAATGTATTTCGAAGGTTTTACGACGTTAGAGGTAAAGAAAAAAACAGCAGAAGTTACTATGAAGAAGATTACTTCTTTGCTCAGCCTGATCAGATTTATGCTTATAAAAGAAACGGCGAATGGAAAGCTACTAAAGGGTTTTGTTTTATAAAACCTGTAAAAGAAGATAAAATGTTTTCAACGGATTTTGAAAAACCTGGTAAAGGTATTATAAAATACTCCGATGGAACTCTAGAAAAAGAAACATTAGTATCCTTCACAGAAGGTATGGAGTATGAGTTTTTTATTGAAAAAGAAAGATTATACAGGGTACCTACTAATCAAATTACAATTAAATATGGATATAAAGGGAACGAAGTTGAGTATAATCCAAGCTGGGCACAAAGCAGTTGAGGAATTAATAAAGGTAGCAGGAGAAAAAATTGTAGATTCAGGTGACGATATATCAGCTGATAGGCTTAAAAATGCTGCAGCTACTAAAAAGCTAGCTATATTTGATGCTTTCGAAATTCTTAATAGAATAAAAGACGAGCAAGATATGCTTGACGACAAACCTAAAGAGGAGACTTTAAAAAAGTCATTTAGCGGGTTTGCTGAAAAAAGATCTAAATAATGTACGAACAAACTTTATATAAAGTAGTACAGCCTATAAAACTTACCACTATCTCAAGGCTTAATAAAGCTAAAAAGTGGAAGTATGGATATAACAAAGAGCATGACTTAGTTGTTATAAGCAAGACAGGCCAAATTGGGGAAGTGTACGAAATACAAGGATTTAAAATAGCACTACCAAAAGTGCCGACTAAGATAAGTAATACGAACAACAAATGGAAGTCTGAAGAATATCCTAAAGAATTAAAATCAATATCTAGCATATTTGACTGGAGGGATTACCCTGAAAGCTTTCAAAACAAATGGGAACCATATATAGATGAACAATTTAAAAGACGCGACGAGGGCCATTGGTTCAGTAATAAAAGCGTGGCTACTTACATTACTGGTACTCACTTTATGTACTTGCAGTGGAGCAAAATTGACGTTGGGCAACCAGAATTTAGGGAAGCCAATAGACTATTCTTTATATTCTGGGAAGCTTGCAAAGCGGACAGCAGGTGTTACGGAATGTCATATCTCAAGAACAGACGTTCAGGTTTTTCGTTTATGGCTTCGGGAGAGACAGTCAACCTAGCCACAATATCAAGTGACGCGCGGTTTGGAATATTGTCCAAATCTGGCTCCGATGCGAAGAAAATGTTCACGGATAAAGTCGTACCCATATCTGTCAACTATCCGTTCTTTTTCAAACCAATACAAGACGGTATGGACCGCCCAAAAACCGAACTGGCTTACAGGATACCAGCCTCAAGACTTACTAGAAAATCAATCCAAAACAAACAAAGCACCGAAGTCCTTGAAGGGCTCGATACCACAATAGATTGGAAAAACACTGGCGACAACTCCTATGATGGAGAAAAATTAAAATTACTAGTACACGATGAAAGTGGAAAGTGGGAAAGACCAGATAATATATTAAATAACTGGCGAGTAACAAAAACGTGTTTACGATTAGGCTCTAGAATTATTGGCAAGTGTATGATGGGTTCAACTTCAAACGCTTTAGATAAAGGAGGATCCAACTTCAAAAAGCTATACGGAAATTCTAATGTAACAAAAAGAAACAGAAACGGACAAACAGCTTCTGGTTTATATTCTTTATTTATTCCAATGGAATGGAATTACGAGGGTTTTATAGATGAATATGGCCACCCTGTTTTTGATACACCAATAGAAAAAGTAGTAGGCCCACACGGGGACGTTATAGACATCGGGATTATAGAGCATTGGAATAATGAAGCTGACGGTCTAAAAGGGGATCAGGATGCTTTAAATGAATTCTACAGGCAGTTTCCACGCACAGAAGAGCACGCTTTTAGAGATGAAACAAAAAACAGTATATTTAATTTAGCAAAAATATACGAACAGATAGATTATAACGAAGATTTAAGAAATACAGCAATTATAACAACCGGAAGTTTTAGCTGGGAAAATGGCATAAAAGACTCTAAAGTTTTATTTACCCCTAATGCTCAGGGCCGGTTTAAAATAAGCTGGGTGCCCGGAGCAAATTTACAGAATAAACAAATAACAAAAAATGGCGTGAAGTATCCAGGGAATGACCACATGGGAGCCTTTGGATGTGATAGCTATGATATATCAGGAACAGTTGGGGGGAATGGATCCAAAGGTGCTTTGCACGGGCTAACTAAGTTTAGCATGGAGGACGCTCCTCCAAATTCATTCTTTTTAGAATACATAGCCAGACCGCAAACTGCTGAAATGTTTTTTGAAGATGTATTAATGGCTTGCGTATTTTACGGAATGCCTTTATTGTGTGAAAACAATAAGCCTAGACTTTTGTATTATTTTAAAAGAAGAGGCTATAGAGGTTATTCAATGAATAGGCCTGACAAACTTTGGAACAAGCTTTCAGTCGCCGAAAAAGAAATAGGGGGAATACCTAATTCAAGTGAAGATATAAAGCAAGCTCACGCAGCGGCAATTGAATCGTATATAGATAAATATGTAGGATTAAAAGAAAATGGGGACTATGGAGATATGTATTTTACAGATACCCTCAATGATTGGGCTGGATTTGATATTAACAATAGGACAAAATTTGATGCAGCAATTAGCTCAGGATTAGCAGCTATGGCTTGCAATAAAAACTTGTATAGACCGATCGGTCAAATACAAAAACAAAAGATAAATTTAAAAATCGCTAAGTTTACAAATAGCGGTTCAACATCGAAAATAATAGAATAAGTATGGCTGAGTCAGTTGTAAAAAGTTTTTTTCCTAGTCAAGTTGCTAGTGATGCCGAAAAAATTTCTCCAGAGTATGGATTGAAAGTAGGCAGGGCTATTCAAGACGAGTGGTTTAAATCGGATTCCGGGAACGCAAGATATCAAAGTAACGAAAATACGTTTCATAGATTAAGGTTATATGCTCGAGGCGAGCAGCCAATTCAAAAATACAAAGATGAGTTATCAATTAACGGGGATTTATCTTATTTGAATTTAGACTGGAAGCCTGTACCTATTATACCAAAGTTTATAGATATTGTTGTAAATGGTATTTCAGAAAGAGTTTATGACATTAAGGCTTATTCACAAGACCCCTACGGCGTTAATAAGAGAACGGCATATATGGAGTCTTTAATTAGGGATATGCAGACAAAGGAAATAAATCAATACGTAGAAAAAGAACTAGGTATGAATTTATTTGAAAACGATCAAAATGAATTACCCGAATCTAAAGAAGAACTAGAGGTTCACATGCAGATGTCCTATAAGGACAACGTAGAGATTGCTGAAGAGGTAGCTATTAACACTATACTGGATGGTAATAAATATGAATTAACCAGAAAAAGAGTAAATTATGATCTTGCTGTTTTAGGAATTGGAGCTGTTAAAAATACATTTACAAAATCAGAAGGCGTTAAGGTCGAATACGTTGATCCCGCTAACTTAATTTATTCAAGAACTGATTCTCCCTATTTTGATGACATATATTACGTAGGGGAAGTAAAAAACGTACATTTAAACGAACTTAAAAAAGAATTTCCAAATTTAACAGAAGGCGAATTACAAGCTATATCAAAAACATCTTACCAAAACAACGGGGCATATAATAGAAGTTTAACAAATTACGACGAAACGGATTCAAACACAGTGCAGGTTTTGTATTTTAATTTTAAAACTTACATGAATGAAGTTTATAAGGTTAAAGAAACAGCCACTGGCGCATCTAAAATATTGCTAAGAGACGATCAATTTGATCCTCCTGTTGAGATGCTAGAAGAAGTATTTGGTAAAATGTCAAGATCTTTAGAGGTTTTATACGAAGGAGTTTTAATCCTTGGTACTGATAAACTTTTAAAGTGGGAAATGGCAAAAAATATGATGCGGCCAAAAAGTGATTATACTAAAGTTAAAATGAACTATAGTATAACAGCTCCTAGAATGTACAAAGGAAGAATTGAATCTTTAGTAAGCAGAATAACTGGGTTTGCTGATATGATTCAGTTAACTCATTTAAAATTACAACAAGTAATGTCAAGACTTGTTCCTGACGGGGTTTATCTTGATGCAGATGGATTGGCTGAGGTTGACTTAGGCAATGGTACGAATTATAATCCGCAGGAGGCATTAAATATGTTTTTCCAAACAGGATCCGTTATTGGTAGGTCATTCACACAAGAAGGGGATATGAACCCTGGCAAAGTTCCTATTCAAGAGTTATCTAGTGGATCAGGCGGTGCTAAATTGCAGTCTTTAATTACTACGTATAACTATTACATGCAGATGATTCGGGATACTAC